TTACGGAGCGATCAGGCCGTGGCCGCGAAGAGCCCCCAGGATCGCCGATATTGCGGCGCGGGCTTCCGCGTCCGGCGCCGCTCCGCCGGCCGGATTCGCGATGGCCGACTGTTGCGCGCCGACCACGGGCACGCCGCCCACGATCACCCGCCGGGCATGCAGCGCGCCGAGCGCCCAGGCGGCCCCGTCGAACCGCGCCGGCAGCGCATCGGCCAGCGACCAGGCGCGCAGGCCGGCGCGCGGCGCGACGAACCGCCAGCCATCCTCCGTCCAGGCGGCGATCGCCAGCGCCTGCCCGCTCCACGCGCCGGTGGGCGCGGCGCCGACGATCCAGCACTGGCCCGGCACCGGCGCCGCCGGCGGTGCATCCAGCAGCACCGATTCGACGACGGGGACCAGCAGCGCGTCGATCCGGGCGAGCGCCTCGTTGTGGAACAATTCCTTCTCGGCCTGCCCGGAGGCGATGAAGGGCAAGGCGAAGCGGGCGGTGGCGTCGGTCATGTCAGGCTCCGGGCGGCAGGAGGAGAGTGGCGGGTGGCAGCGAGGCGGCGATCGTGCCGACCTGGGCGACCGCGATCGTGACCGGGCCGGCGCCGCCGATCGCCGAGAGCTGCGCGGCCGAGAGGCTGGCGGACGGCGCGCCCACCGTCAGCGCCAGCGCCGTCCCGCCGGGCCGCGACACGGTGAGGCGGTAGCGTTCCGCCTCCTCGGCCAGCGGGGCGTCGGTCGCGTCGAGCCAGTCCCAGCCGGCGCGGCTGCGGCGGGTCCAGCCGATCGCGAGGGACCCGTCGGGCATCGGCGTCGCCGTCAGCGCGACGGGCGGCGGCGGCCGCAGCGCGCGCGCCTGGAACGCGATCGCCGCCTCGGCCGGCCCGGCATCGCCCGTGCCGCTCGCCGAGACGCGGATCGTGTGCCCGATCGCCGACAGCGGCAGGGGCACGGGCAGCAAGGCGGCCGCATCGACGAGCACGAACCGCTCGCCGGCCGCATGGCCCGCCATCGCCCATTCGCTGCCCCGGCGGCCGCGCAGCACGCCGCCCAGGCGGAACAGGCGCGGGCCGATCCGGACGGCGGTGGCGAACTGGATCAGCTCGTCGCCCAGCAAGGCGAGATTGGCGCGGGCCGAAATGCCGGTGGCGTCGCTGCCCGCCAGTGCCATGCCGTCGTGCAGCAGCTCGATATCGACCCCGTGCGCCCCGTCGCGCAGCGCGCCGCCGGCCGGCGCCAGCCGCGTCGCCGCCCGGCCGATCACGGCCGGCGGCGCGGTGCCGCCGATCACCTGCCAGCTGGCGCCATCGTCGAGGCTCAGGGTGAGCGCCGCCTTGCGCCATCCCGCCGAGCCACCCGCCGCCGCGACCAGCAAGGTCGGCGCGGCCGCCGGATCGTCGCCGAGCGAGGGCAGGTCGAGCAGGGCCAGCGTGGTCGGCCCCTGGACGAGATCGGGCGGGTGCAGCCCCGCCCCGGCGCTGGCCGGCGGCGCATCCCCGGCGGCGGCCGGGAGCCGGCGCGCGGTGATCGTCAGCGCCATCGCCTCGAAGGCGCGCTCGGCGATCCGCCAGCGTCCTCCCTGCCCCGGCACGGTGACGATCGCGCCGGCCGCGAGATCGAGATGCCGCCACGGCAGCGCCATCCGCGCCGTCGTCCGCCCCGCCCATTCGCGCGCCAGCCGCGCCTCGACGATGCCGCGCGCGGTGGCGGCATCGACGGCGGCGGGCAGGTCGATCGCCCCCGCCCGCCGCGCCGGGACGTCGCGCCGCGCGCTCTGCGAGCCGCGCTGGTAATCGAGCGCGGGATCGGAATAGCCGATGGTCAGCGCCGCGTTGAGCGTGCCGGCCGCCTGCCGGTCGAGCAGCAGGCGCGGCCCGGCCTTCGTCCCTGCGGCGAAGGCGCCGAGCCCGGCGGGATCGATCGCCACCGGATCGGCGCCCTCGTCGACGAGGCGCGGGCCGTCCGGCCCGTCGGCGAAGGACACCGGCAGCGCGGCGCCCAGCCCCTCGATCGCGCCGCGCAGGCTGTCCCCCGCCGCCGCATAGCCGCCGAGTAGCGGCCCGCCCGCCCCGCTCACCGCGCCGTCCGTCAGGGTCGCGGCGATGGTGGCGAGCGAGACGGCGCCGTCGTCCGCCTCCACCTCGAAGCTCAGCGACGGGATGCGGTTGCCGTAATCGGCGAGCTGGAGATCCTCGAACACCGCATAAGCGAGGCCGCGATGGGCCGGCGTCGCGTCGATCCCCTCGGCGGCGGCGATCAGCGGGTCGATCGCCTGCGCCTCGTCGCCCGGATACAGGCGGAAGGCGCCGACATCGGCCTTCCAGTCGCCCGCCTCGCCCCGCAGCAAGGCGCCGTCCGCCCAGATGCGATGGACCGCGCGCACCGGCCGCGCCGACAGCGCCACCGCGAAGGAGGCGGAATAAGTATAGCCGGTCGCTTTGGGCTGGCCCTTGCTGCCGGAGGCATGGGTCGATTCCCGCAGGTCGGTCGCCCAGATCACCGATCCCGAGGCGCGCATCGTCCCGAACAGCCGGGGCAGGTCCGCGCCATAAGCGGAGCCCTGCACCGCGAGGCTGTCGAGGCGCGGCCCCTTGGCGCCCCTGGGGGTGAAGATGGCGCGGTCGATCTGGTTGCCGATCAGCGCGCCGATCGCGCCGCCGATCGGCCCGCCGACGGCGGAACCGACGGCCGTGAGCAGGAGAGTGGCCATGGGAAATCCCTTCAGGCGGCGGCCCGCCAGCGGCCGAGCACAGGCCAGAGCGGCGGCCCCGGCACCTCGGCAACGCGGCGCAGGCCGGCATCGGCATGGATGAAGCCGCGATCGGTGAGGATCGCGAGGTGGAGCTGGTGCGGGCCGGGCCGGAGCAGCAGCAGGTCGGCCGCGCGCGGCGGATCGCCGGCCGGCACCAAGCCAAAGCGCTCGATCGCCGCCGCCACGCGCCACGGATCGCCGCCGCGCAGGGCATAGCCGGCGGGCACCCCGCTTTGGCCGTACGCGATCGCGGCCAGCCCGATGCAATCGAGCCCGCCGTCGCGCGACCGCCCGTGCAGGCGGAAGCGCGTGCCGAGGCAAGCCCGCGCGGCGGCGACCACCGCCGCTTCGGGCGGGGCCATCAGCCGGTGCCGTAGCGGGTCAGCAGATCGAGCCCCGGCAGATAGGGTTCGCCCCGGAAATGGACGGCATTGGCGAAGCGGTCCTGACATGTCGCGAGCAGCCGGTCGCACCCCTCCAGCAATTCCACGCGCGCACCCGCCGCGATCGCGAACGGCGCCGGATCGCGCAGCGTCACGGTGGCGGCGGTGGACGACAGCAAGGCCGCCGACAGCCCGGCATTGTCCCCGTCCAGCCAGCGCAGCCGGCCATAGGCATAGGCATTGGCCGAGGGCTCGGCCGCATCGAGCGTCAGCACCGCCTCCGCCACCGCCACGACGCGCGCGAAGCGGGTGCGCGGCGCGAGATCGACGCGGCAGCGCCGGTCGCCCAGCTGCGCCCGGCAATCGGGCGAGGTCTGCTCGACCACCGGCCGCTCGAGCAGGGCCGTCGGCCCGCGCAATTCGGCGGTGAAGGCGGCGTCGCGGATCGCGACATCGCCGATCTCGCCGCGCGCGATGACGATCGTCGCGGCCGGATCGGTCCAGTCGGCCGCGAACAGGGTCAGCGCGGCGCCGTCCCAGCGGCCGGCGGCGAGATCGCCGGCGGTGATCGCGTCATGGGTCAGCGCGCCCTCGACATCGAGCGTGTCGACGTCGAACCCGTCCGACTGGCGGATCGCGGAGGGCACCATGCCGGGGCTGGCGCGATGGACCACGCCGCCGATCGTCAGGTCCCGGTCGTGCGCGGTGAAGCCGATGCTCACCCCGTCCGCCCGATCCAGCCGCCAGCAAAGCGCCATGGTGGTGAGCTCGGCCGAGAGCCAGGGGATGGTCATGCCGCCCGCACCTCGATCAGCGGCACGCTCGGCGCCTCGCCCGCGAGGAAGGTGGCGCGGCTGACCTCCAGGCTGTCCTGCTCGAAGCGCACCGGCACGTCGAACAGGAAGCCCGCCGTCACCTCCGCGCCGGCGGCAGGCGCGGCGGCGAACGACACGATGCCGCCGTCGAGCAGCGACCAGCCCTCCATCCTCTCCGCTCCGCCCACTGCGACGCGCAGGCTCGCCGCCACCGGCCGGGTGATCCGCCGCACCTGCGCCTCGCCGCCCGCGCCGTAGCGCTTGATCAACGGGAAGCTGGTGGTCGCGCCGTCGCCGATGCCGAGGCTCTCGTCCACCGCGCCGAAATCGAACGGATCGCGGAAGCGGAAGGCGCGCGCCGCGCCGCGCCGGGCGCGGAAGAAGGCGATCAGCGCCGCGATGTCCGCCTCCGAGCGCACGCCCGGCCCGGCATCGAAGCGCAGCCGCGCGTCGGACCAGTCGGCATTGCGCTGCTCCACCCCGGCCGCCGTCGTCACGATCGCGGTCGAGAAGACCGGCACCACGCTCGCCTCGCGGCCCAGCGCCAGCGGGAAGTCCACATCGTCGAAGGCCTGCATGTCCCCCTCCCCCAGATCGAACACGGTGAAGCCGTCGCGCGCCACCTGCGGCAACGCCCAGAGGAAGGCGCGCGCCACGCCCCGCCCCCGCGCGGCCCGCGTCGCCGCCTCGATACGCGGCCAGAAGCGCGCGGCATCGCCGGCATCCAGCACGAAGCCGGCAAAATAATCCTGCCGGTCCGGCGGATAGCCGAGCCGTTCGGCGGCGAAGGCCGCGCCCCGCGCGCTGGCCCCGGCATCGCCGGCCTGCACCCAGTCATAATCCTCGAGCTGGAGGCGATCGAAGGCCGGGTTCGCCCAGCCGGCCGGCAGGTTGGCGCGCACCGCCTCGGGCATGCGCGGATCGAGCACGGTCGGCAGATAGGCCAGCAACAACAATTCGGCATCGGGCGCGACCGCCTTCACCGCCGCGCCGAGCGCCGCCGTCGAGGCGGAGAGCAAGGCGCCGGCCGCGTCGAGCACCGCCGTCTGCGCCGCGCCGAGCGGGCCGACCAGGTTCGTCACGCGGTCGGCATCCGGCCCCAGCGCCGCCCGCGCGGCCGCGTCGTGGAGGCAGATGGTGCCGTCCGCGCGCGTCCACCACCAGGGCTCGCCGATCTGGACGCGCACCGGGCCGGCCCCGGCGGCCAGCGCCGCGAAGGCTGCCGCCACCGTCCGCAGATAGGCCATGGCCGGTTCGCTCGCCGGGGACAGCAGGGTCGAGGGCGGGTCCCAGCCGGTCAGGGCCGGCGATCCGTCCGCCGCGCGCTGCTTCCAATCCTCCCAGCAATGCTGGTCGAGCAGTTCGTAGGAGAGCGACAGGATCACCTCGAAGCCCAGCGCCGCCGCCCGCGCGAGGAAATCGCGATGCCATGCCGCGGCGGCCACGTTCAGCGTGCCGCCCGCCAGGCTGACGAGGTGCAGGCCGGCGCCCGCCTCCCATGCGAGCCGGAAATAATGGCTCATGCCCACATAATGGTCGATCGCGCCGCGATAGCCGAGCGCGAGGATCTGGCGCAGCACGCGCGCGGGCGTCTGGTTGTAGGCGTCGTCATAGCCGGTGGCGATCATCAGGCCGTGGGGCGGCACCAGCCCGTCGCCGATGGACAGCGTCGATCCGGCGCCGTCGCTGACGATGTCGGTGAGCTCGGCCCATGTTTCCGCCGGGGCCGCCAGCGCGCCCGCACCGCCGGTATAACCGGGCGGCACCAGCGACAGGAACAGCCGGTCGATATCGCCCGCCCATACCGGGTCGGCATCGGCGGGCAGCGCGAAGCCACCCTCCATCTCGGCGAAATCGAGCCGGATCGTCGCATCCTCCGGCGTGCCCTCGGCATAGTTCCAGAGGCGCACGTACCAGCGCCTCGGCGCGCCGGAGGCATCCCGCCCCTCGATCGTCAGCGTCGGGCCGTCGATCGCGTCGAGCGGCATCAGGCCGGACGAGCGCCAGCGGAATGCCAAGGTGCATTGCCGGAAATCGCGCGCCGTCTCGTAGCGCAGCAGCGGATGGTCGATCGTGTCCGCCGCGTCCCAGATCAGGCCGGCGAGATCGTCCGTCCGGTAGAAGACGGCATCGACCCGGAGCGCCTGCGGCCCGGTGGTCGTCACCGCCGCCATCATCGGGCGGGGGAAATTCACGGTCCAGAAGCGCGGATCGAAGCGCTTGATCCAGCCGCCCGCCTGCCTGCGCGCGCGCGCCGCATCGGCCTCGCCGGCCAGCCACCAGCCCATGGTCAGCGATCCGCCTGGGCCAGCGCGCGGGAGACCGCCCGCGCCACCTGCCGGCCCGACTGGGCGAGCGCGCGCGGTTCGGCGCCGGCCGGCGCGGCGATGCTGATCGCCACGCGCACGTCGCGCGCCGGTGCCGAGGTGGCGGCCGGGGCGATGCTGCCGGCGGAGGTCGGCACGAACAGTTCCGGCCCCCGCTCGCCCACCATATAGGGCCGCCCCGGCGACACCGGCCCGCCGGTGGCGCGGCCGGGCGAGCCGAACAGCGCACCCAGCAGGCCGGTGCCGCCGCCGGGCTCGCCCACGCCGCTCATGCCGATCAGCGACGCGAGGCCGCTCTTCACCGCCTCCCCCGCCATCTGGGACAAGGCCGAGATCACGGCCTGCTCCAGATCGGCGAAGCTGAGCTTGCCCGCCTGCACGGCGCGGGCGAGGCCGCTTTCGATCAGGGTCGCGGCGCGATCGGCACCGGTGCCCAGCGCCATCTGCAACGAGGCCTGCATGGTCGCCGCGTCCCGCGCGAAGGCCTGCGTGTCGGCGCGCACGCCGATCATCACCGTCTCCACCGTCTCATCCATCGGGGAATTGCTCCTTCAGTGCGGCGATCGTCGCGGCGTCGGGCGGGGCGCCGGTCGCCGTCGGCGGCATCGCGAAGGCGGCCAGCACCGCCTCCAGCTCGGCCGGCGTGGCGCGCCAGAACTCGTCGGGCCGCCAGCCCAGCAGCGCGCCGGCAAGGCCGGCGAGGCGGGTGGCGGAGGCGGCGAAGACCCGGCCTTCGCCTTCGCTCGGGCCGAACGGGGTAACGGGCCCGCCGCTCACAGCCCCTTCACGATCTGGCCGAGCAGGGTGCGCAGCACCGGCGCCAGCACGGCGATGCCGGCTTCCACCACCTGCTCGCCGAAGCTCTCGCGGGTCAGGTCGTCGGGCCGGCCGACGAGGCAGTGGAACACCAGCGCCACCGTATCGGCGAGGGTCAGCGTGCCGGCCGCCGCCTGCTCGACCAGCGCGAAGAGCGGACCGACCTGCTGCTCGGCCGCGACCAAGGCGGCGAAGCTGGGGCGGACGGTGAGCGTCTGGCCGCCGAGCGTGAGCGCGGCCTCGCCGCGCGCGGGGTTCGCGGCGGCGCTCATGCCGCCACCACGGCGCCCGAGGATTCCAGCGCCAGCGTGTAGGCGCGCTCGCCGTTGAAATCGCCGGAATAATCCAGCCGGGTCAGCAGGAAGCGCCCCTGCAGGGACTCGCCGCTCTCGAAGCTCAGCCGGTAATCGTCGAGCGTGCCGGCCAGCGCATTGGCCTTGAGGCGCGCCTCGGCGGCCGATCCGGTGAACACCCCGCTCCCCGCCACCGAGACGCTGCGCGTGCCGGCGCCGGACAGCAATTCGCGCCAGCCGCCCGAATCCTTGTTGGTGATCGCCACCGGCTCGCCGGCGATTGACAGCTGCGTGGTGCGCAGGCCGGCGACCGTGGAAAAGACGGGCGTGGCGGTGCCGTCGCCGACCTTGAGCAGGAAGGCGCGGCCGCTTTCTGCGGGCATGGGAATCTCCTTCTGGTTGAAAAGCCCCTCCCTGGATGGGTGGGGTTGGGGTGGGTGGAGGCTTGGCGATACGGATCGATCACGGGGTGAGGCGGCCGTATCGCGCGCCAGGACCCACCCCCGGCCCCTCCCTTTCAGGGAGGGGGGATTTCCAGTGTCCGCACCCGGTAATCGAGCCGCCCGGCCCACGGCCCGCCGGGATCGCGGACGATGCGGGCGCGCAGGAAGAGCAGGCTGGCGATGCGGTGGCCGGCAAGATTGCGCGGCATTGCCTCGATCGCATCCTCGGCGCGGCCGAGCAGGTCGTGCAGCCGAGCGGGCGCGGTGCCATCGTCCCAGATCGCGATCGACAGGCGATGCTCGCGGCCCCGCCCGGTCTTGTGGCTCCAGTCCGTGGTGGAACCGTCCGTGATCGCGACATAGGGGTAGGCGGCATCGGCGGGCGGGCCGTCATGGATGCCGGTCACGCCGAGCGAGGCCGCGCGCAAGGCCGCGACCAGCGCGCGCTGCAGCGCCTGCGCCGCGTCGCTCATCGCACCCACCCCGCGAAATCGCGCAGCCGCGCGTCGGTGAGCGACCGGACCGCGAGATCGCGCCCGGTCAGCGCGATGCCGCCCTCGGCCAGCGAGACCCGCACGTCTGCGGGCACCTCCGCCGCGATCGCGGCGGCGACCCGCGCCTCGGCGCCGGCCAGCGCCGCCGCGACGGCGGGGGACAGGCGGATGTCGGTCATCGATCCTCCTCCAGCGTCAGGGCGATGCGATCGGGCCAGGCGGGATCGACCGCGACGGCGCGGACGGCGAGCAGCAGCAGGCGCCATTGCAACCGATCACCGGCCGCGACATCGGCCCCGGCGCGCAGCACCGCCCGCCAGCGCGTCCGTGCCGACGGGCGGTCGCCCGCGCCCCACGCCGCCGGCGCGACCGGCTCCAGCGCCGCCCAGGCCGAGCCGATCGCGGACCAGCCGCCATCCGCGCCGCCGAGATCGTCGCGCCCGGCATCCCGGCGCAGGATCGCGACGCGCTGGCCCAGCGCGCCCGCAAACTCGCCGCTCATCGCAGCCGCATCCGGCGATACGGCCGCCACAGGGCCGCGACGGCGGGCGGCGGCCCGGCATCGTCCGCCGCATCGCGATACGCATGAAGATGGGCGACGCAGCGGATCACGCCCTGCCGCAGCGCATCGGGAAGCGCCGGCCAGTCGGCGGCGAGCCCGGCCACATAGCCGACCCGCAGCCGATGCGCGGCGATCGGCGCGGTCAGCCGCACCCAGCCGTCGCCCGATGCCGCGATATCGATCGCATAGGCCTCGACCGGCAGCGCCGCCGATCCCCCCGCCGGATCGAGCGCCGCGACCGATCCGATCGCCCGCACCGGCGTCGCGGGCAGGCGCTGCCATTCCGGGCTGGATGCGGACACCACGTCCGACCGGTCGGACACGAAGAGGGCGAGGCCGGTGAAGCCCTCGCACAGGCCGATCGCCACCCCCGCCAGCGTCGCCAGCAGCGCATCCTCCTCGCCGCCGTCGATCCGCAGATAGGACCGGGCGTCGGCCACCGCCTGCGCGGGCGCGGCCATCACGCCGCCTCCAGGTCGAGCGTGCGGGTCAGCGTGCGGTCGTCGGCCAGGGTCACGCGGTGGACGAGGCGGTAGGCGACGCCGCGCGCCCCGCCGCCGACGCGCGCGGCGGTGGCGCCCGGCCCGGCCGCCACGGGGTCGATCGTCAGGCCCTCGGGGCGGCAGGTCCAGTCGCTCGCCGCGATGGCGACGCCGAGCAGCCGCGCGCGCGGCCATTCCACGCGATAATCGAGCGTCGCATCGGGGGACTTGGTCAACATCGGGCGCACTCCGGCAAGGGCATGGAAAAGCCCGCGCGACCGGGGATCGCGCGGGCCGGCATTCCGGGCAGGAAGGAAGATCAGGAGACCGAGAAGCGCATCAGCTTGATCGCCTGCGAATCCGCCACCGATCCGCCGATCCGGCGGGTCGCGTAGAAATGGACGAAGGGCTTGTGGCTGAACGGATCGCGCAGGATCGCCGTCTCGCCGCGCTCGGCGACGAGATAGCCCGCCCGGAAATTGCCGAAGGCGATGGGCGTGGTGCCCGATCCGATGTCCGGCATGTCCTCGCTCTCCACCACCGGATAGCCGAGCAGGGTGTCGGGCTGCCCGGTCACCAGCCCCGGCGACCACAGGAACTGGCCCTCGGCGGTCTTCATCTTGCGGATCATGGCGAGCGTGAAGCCGTTCATCACGAACACCGCGCCCTGCCGGTAGGGCGCACGCAGCGACTGGACGAGATCGACCAGCCGGTCCTCGGGCTCGCTCGCCGGGAAATCGCCGTCCACCCCGGTGGCGAGATATTGCAGCGTGCCGAACGGGCGGGTGTCGTCGCCGCCATTGGCGATGGGCGCCCGCAGGAAGCCCTTCGGCTTGTTCACGCCGTCGCCGTTGACGAAGGCCGCGCCCTCGGCCCGGGCGAATTCGGTGGCGATCTCCTGCGCCAGCCAGCCCTCGAGGTCGAACCCCGCATCGTCGAGCATCGCCCGGGTCGCCGCCGGATTGGCGAAGAGATCGCCCATCGGCGGCGCGATCTCGTGGAACACCGGCGTGCCCGTCTCGGGCCGCGCGGCATTCTCGGCCGCCCAGCCGGACTGGACGCCGCCCGCGGTCACCAGCTTGCGATAGCCCGCCGAGCCCACCGTCACGACATTGGCGATGGCGCGGATCGGCGAGATGGCGACGAGCGTGGAGGCGATGGCGGAATCGATCTCGCGCGGCACGGCATAGCCGCCCGTGCTGTCCGCCGTGCCGTCGATCGCCTTCACCTCGATGCCGGCGGCATTGCCGTGGCGCAGGTAGCGATCGACGAACTGCTTGGTCTCGGGCGCGGCGGCGCCGGACAGCGGGGCGCGGGCGGCGGCGATGGTGCCGGCGTCCAGCCGGGCCTTGAGATCGGCCATGCCGGCGCGCAGCTCGGCGATATCCTCGGCCCCGGCGAAGCTCGCCTCCAGCGGATCGGGCCGCAGATCGCTCAGGGGATCGTGCTTGGTCTCGTACATGCAAATCTCCTCAGACATTCTTGTCCTCCTCGTGAACGGCATGGACCCGCGCGCCGGGCTGCATCGGGAAGGTCACCAGCGAGACCTCGACCAGATCGAGATCGGTGATCGTGCGGCCGCGCGGATGCGGCCGGTGGGTGCGGACGCGGTAGCCGAAGCTCAGCCCGCCCACCGCGCCGTCGCGCAGCAGCGCGGCGGCATCGGCGGCGCTGCCGGCGCCGGGGGTGAGCCGGGCGATCACGCGCAGCCCGCGCGCATCCTCGGCCAGCCGCTCGATACGGCCGATCGGATGCTCGGGACGATGCTGCCAGAGCAGGGGCACGCCCCGCCCCTGCCCGATCGCGCGGGCGAAGGCCCCCCGGCGGATGATGTCGCCGCCGCGATCGGCCTTGTCGAACAAGGCGGCATAGCCGGCGAAGCGGAGGGTCATTCCAGCATCTCCCCCAACGCTCCGTTCGTGCCGAGCGACGTCGGGGTACGGGCCACAGGCGGTGCGCCCATCCCGCGTCCCTCGACGTCGCTCGGGGCGAACGGGTTCGAATGGGCCGCCCTCACCCGTGCATCGGCGGCACGAGGCCGAACTTCATCGCCATGCCGAACATGATCAGCGCCAGCGCGATCCGCACCACCCACGCCACCACCGCATCGCGCGCCGCGCGCTTGGCGTCGCGCCAGGCGGCGAGCAGTTGGCGCAGTTCGTCGACGTCGGCGCGCGCGGCGGGATCGGCGAGGCCGATCCGCTCCAGCGCGCGCGCCATACCGGCCTCCCCGGCGTCCTCGGCGAGGGCGCGCAGATCCCCCTGCTCGCCGCGCCGGGCGGGCAAGCGCGTTTCGGTATCGGAAGCCATGGTTCGAGCCCTTCAAATAAACGTTGCCCCGCGCAGGAGCGACGAAGGTGATTATTGCGGAGACTGGGGCCTCGGCCCGAAGCCGAGCATCTTGCGCTTCTCGTCGACGGTGAGGAAATCGGCGCCCGAGACCTGCGCCCACAGCGCCTGCCGGTCGCTGGCCAGCGCCGGGATCGAATCGAGGTCGATCGCGAGCGTCAGGTCCGGCCACCAGGCGCCGAGCCCCGCACCCAGCGCCGCCACGATCTTCTGCGCCAGCGGCAGGATGGTGAGCCGCCACAGCGCCCGGTTCGCCTCCGAATAATTGGCATAAGTGTTGTCGCCGGGCAGGCCGAGCAGCATCGGCGGCACCCCGAAGGCGAGCGCGATCTCGCGCGCGGCGGCGGCCTTCAGGTTGATGAAGTCCATGTCGGCGGGCGTCAGGCTCAGCGTCTGCCAGCGCAGCCCGCCCTCCAGCAGCATCGGCCGCCCGGCATTGCCGGTGCCGGCGAAGCTCGCCTCCATCTCGGCGCGCAGCCGCGCGAGCTGGTCGGCGGTGAGCGTCGCGCCCGGCTCGCCCGGATCGTAGACCAGGGCGCCGGAGGGACGCGCGGCATTGTCCAGCAAGGCCTTGTTCCAACGTGTCGCGGCATTGTGGATCGCGACGGGGCCGGAGGAGGCGCCGAGATTGCCGAGGCCGTAATGATCGTCGAGCGGGTTCGCGGCGCGGACGTGGACCAGCCCCGGCCGTCCATCCGGCGCGATCGCCGGGATGCGCAGGGCATGGCCCGCCACGCGATAGAGATAGCCGGCCGGCCAGCCCGTCGCGTCGGGCTCCACCGTCACCCGCTCGGGCCGGAGCGGGAACAGCAGCGCCGGCATCCCGTCCGCATCGCCGACGATCTGGACATAGGCGTTGCCGTGGAGGAGCATGTGCGTGGCCACGGTCTCGACCAGCCCGCCGGAGAGCAAAGCGGTGGCGGGATGCGTGTCCGGCGTCGCGTCGATGGCGATGCCGCCCGCCCCTTCCGCGACGATGCGCACCGCGCGCTGGGCGACGGCATTGCCGAGATAGGCGGCGCGCGCCTGCGCCTCGTAGCTGGACGGCCAGTCGCCGTGCGGCGCCGCCAGCGACCCGAAGGCGCGCGTCAGCGCCGGCCGCGCGGTCGCCCGCGCGGACCTGAAGTGGAACAGCCGCATCCAATATCTCCCGCCTGGAAATCCCTCTCCCGCCTTCGCGGGAGAGGGAGGGGCCCGCCGCGATGGCGGACACGCTTTCTGCGTCATCCCGGCGGAAGCCGGGATCCATTCGCGCAAGGTCCGCCGTATCGCGAGGAGGTGGCTTCCGCGCGGCGCCAGGACCAGGATCGTTGCGTGGAATGGATCCTGACCTTCGTCAGGATGACGAACGATCGGGCCGCGTTGCGATCGCGATAAACGCCCGGAAGAAGACCCTCACCCAACCCTCTCCCGCAAAGGCGGGAGAGGGCTTCATGGGTCACACCATCCGCACCGCCGGCTGGCCCCGCCGCTCCAGCAGCAGCGCGGTCAGCGCCCAGACCAGCGCGTCGGCGCGGTCGGGCGAGCGGCCGGGGCCTTCATAGCCGCCGTCCAGCGTGAAGCCCGCCATCTCGTCCTCCAGCGCCGGAAAGACGCCGGCGTGGCGCACCTGCCCGCGCTCGTAGAGCACCGACACCGGCTCGGCCCGCGCCACCTTGCCGCGCGACGCATGGACCAGCCGCACCGGCAGGCCGGCCTCGCCGGCACGCAGCACGCTTTCCACCATCGCGCCGCCATTGTTCGCCTCGGCGATCACCCGGTCGGCGCCGTGCATGCGCGCCGCCGCGACGACCGCCGCCGCCCAGCCCTCCGGCGCGAGGCCCTGCACGCTGGCATCGGCGATCACATAGCCGATGCCGTCGCGCCCCAGCGCCGCCACCACGATCCCGCAGGCATCCGATCCCGCCCCGGCGCCGGCCGGCGGATCGACCCCGATCACGACGCGCGCCAGATCCGGCACCACGCGCACCCGGCAGCGCTCGATCAGCGCGCGCGGCCACAGCGCGCCCTCGATCTCCGCGATCAGCTCGCCGTCCAGTTCCTGCCGGCCGAGCCGGGTGCCGGCATAATCGGCGGTGACGCTGGCGAGGTAATCCGCCGCCAGATGCGCCTTGTTGTCGGCCGTGCGCCCGCCCGTGACGGTGACGTCGTCCCGCTCCAGCAGCCGGCGCAGCAAGGCGACCGGCCGGGGCGTGGTGGTCGCGACGATGCGCGGCCGCTCGCCGAGCCGCAGGCCCAGCGCGAGATTGTCCCACGCCGCCGTGCCGGACGGCCATTTGCCGATCTCGTCGCACCAGGCATGGCTGTGCTGCGGCCCGCGCAGGCTCTCCGGCTCGCCGGCCGAGAAGAGCCGCGCCTCGGCGCCGGTCGGCCAGGTCAGCCGCCGCAGCGACGCTTCCCATTTCGGCGGATCGCGGGGCGGCGCGACGGCGAGCAGGCCGCTCTCGCCCTCCACCATCACCGCGCGCGCCTCGTCCAGCGTCGCGCCGACCAGCGCGATGCGCGCCGAGCGGTCCCGCTCGGCCACGCCCCGCACCCATTCGGCGCCGGCCCGCGTCTTGCCGAAGCCCCGCCCGGCCATCATCAGCCAGATGCGCCAGTCGCCGGCGGGCGCGATCTGCGTGTCCCGCGCCCAGAAGCGCCAGCGATGCCGCATCGCCTCCGCCCTTTCCTCGCCGAAGCCATGGAGCAGGCGGACGAGATCGGCTTCGGAGAGCCGGCAGAGGCGCTCGGCGGTGATCTCGCCGATATCAATCCGCATCGCCGGCCTTCCTCTTCATGTCGGCGAGCTTGCGCGCCAGCCATTCGACCGCGCTCTCGCCATCGACCGCCGGCCGCGCCGCGCGCGCCGCCGTCACCGTGGACCGATGCGCGGCGAGCAATGCCATGCCGAGGCGATCGGAGAATTGCTCCTTCACCTCCTCGCCTTTCTCGTTGCGGGTGGTGCGGGCGACGACCCCGCCGAGCGCGCGCTCGAGCAGCACCAGCTCCAGCCGGGCATAGCCCTCGCACAAGGCCTCGTCCCACGCGGCGCGGAAATCGGCGGAGCGGCGGCGCTCGCGGTACGCACTGCCCGGCATCATGCCGGCGGCGCGCTCCGAGCCGGCGACGTTGGAGCAGGCGGCCAGCCGATCGAGAAAGGCCTGCCGCCGCTCCTCGTTCCACAACGGCGCGCGCGTCTTCGCCGGCGCCGGCTTGCGCTTGGATACGGCCATGGGGGGATCCTCCGGACATGCGAAGGGCCGGTCGCGGTGGTCCCACCGGCCGGCCCTCGGTCGCAATTCTTCAGCGTGTGACTCTTGTGCCAGAAGAGCGGCGCGCTGTCAACAGAAAAGTGCGTATCTGGTTATATCTAGAAAATCGTCATCCCGGCGAAAGCCGGGATCCAGAGCTGCGAGCGCGGTGGCCGATGCTCTGGATCCCGGATCAAGTCCGGGATGACGGAGTTGCGTGACGCCAGGTCAGGCAGCCGCCTCCAGCGCTTCGCTGGTCTCCATCCACTCCGCCTCGACCGCCGCCTGCAGCCGCTCGATGTCGCCGCGCCGCTTCATCAGCTGGCCCATGGTCATCAGCTTGAGCGACGGCGTCGGCTTGCCCGCCAGCGCCTCGTCGATCTCGGCCAGCGCCTTGGCGAGCCGGGCGATCTCGGCCTCGGCCTCCTTCACCTTCTTGCGCAGCGCCGCCGTCGCCTCGCGCCGCTCGGCCGCCGCCTTGCGGTCTTCCTTCTTCGAGCCGGCCGGCGCATCGGCCTTGCCGGCATCGCCGCCGCCCGAGACGACCAGCTTGGCATAATCCTCGATCGTGCCGTCGAATTCGGTGACGGTGCCGTTGTCGACCAGCAGCAGCCGGTCCGCCACCATCTCCAGCATGTGGCGGTCGTGGCTCACCACCACGACGGCGCCGCGATATTCGGCCAAGGCCTGCACCAGAGCTTCGCGCGTGTCGACATCGAGGTGGTTGGTCGGCTCGTCGAGGATCAGCAGGTGCGGCGCGGCATGGGTGACCAGCGCCAGCGCCAGCCGGGCGCGCTCGCCGCCGGAGAGCTTGCCGGTCTTGGTGACCGCCTTGTCGCCCGAAAAGCCGAAGCGGCCGAGATGGTTGCGCACCGCGCCCGGCGTCGCCCCCTTCATCATCCGGCCCATATGATCGACCGGCGTGTCGTCCGGATCGAGCTCTTCCACCTGATATTGGGTGAAATAGCCGACCGACATCTTCGACGCGGTGTTCATCGCGCCTTCCATCGTCGACAATTCGCCGGCGATCAGCTTGGCGAGCGTCGACTTGCCGTTGCCGTTGCGGCCCAGCAGCGCGACGCGATCGTCGGGATCGAGCCGGAGGCCGACATTGCGCAGGATCGGCTTGCCGGCCTCATAGCCGACCGCCGCCTTGTCCAGCGTCAGCAGCGGCGGACGCAGCCCTTCCGGATTGGGGAAGCCGAAGCTCAGCGACGGATCCTCGGCCACCGCCGCGATCGGCTGCATCCGGGCCAGCGCCTTGACGCGGCTCTGCGCCTGCTTGGCCTTGCTGGCCTTGGCCTTCCAGCGATCGACGAAGGCCTGCAGCTTCTCGCGCTCGGCGAGCTGCTTCTCGCGCGCCGAGGCCTGCTGCGCCAGCCGTTCGGCCCGCTGCCGCTCGAACGAATCATAGCCGCCGACGTACAAGGTGGTCTGGCCGCGATCGAGGTGGAGGATGTGATCGGCCACATTGTTGAGCAGATCGCGCTCGTGGCTGATCAGCAGGATGGTGCCGCGATAGGCGCGCAGGAATCCCTCCAGCCACATCACCGCCTCGAGATCGAGGTGGTTGCTCGGCTCGTCGAGCAGCAGGATGTCCGGATTGGTGAACAGCAGGCTGGCGAGCGCGACGCGCATGCGCCAGCCGCCCGAGAAGCTCTCCATCGGCCGGGCCTGCGTCGCATCGTCGAAGCCGAGGCCCTTGAGGATCACCCCGGCGCGGGCCGGCGCGGTATAGGCGTCGATCTGGTCGAGCCGCTCGTAGATATGGCCGAGGCGATCGGGGTCGGTCTCGGTTTCCGCTTCGGTGAGCAGGCCGGCGCGCTCGGTATCCGCCTCCAGCACCGTGTCGAAGGCCGAGACCGGGCCGCCCGGCGCATCCTGCCGCAGATAGCCGAAGCGCGCGCCCCTCGGCATGTCGATCGCGCCGGTGTCGGATTCGAGCATGCCGGCGATCGCCTTCATCAGGGTCGACTTGCCGGCACCGTTGCGGCCGATGAAGCCGACGCGCGCCCGGGGCGGGATCGCCGCGCTGGCATTCTCGATGATCGCCCGGCCGCCGAGCCGGATCGTGATGTCGCGATAGGAAAGCAT